CACCGACATTGCGTTTTTCCGAACTTCGGTAAACCATCACTTATAATAAGTACTATAATATATACTAGAGAATGAAAAAGAAAGTAGTTTTTTTAGATGCTGGTCATGGAGGGTTTAAGGACAATAAGTATGTGACTTACCCAAACAAAATGTTTAAACATGATTTTCCATGTCACACACAAGATGGATATTTCTTTGAAGGGTTATTTAACAGAGAAGTTGTAGACAAAGTCTATAACTTACTAAAGGGTTATGACTGTAAGATAATAAAAGTACATGATGAAGTAGAAGATTTGCCTTTATATGAAAGAGTATTAAAAATAAATCAAGAACTTACATCTTATGAGCAAGGCGTAGTAATTAGTAGTCATAGTAACGCAAGTCCTAATCACAATGCTAGAGGTATTGAAGTATTTACTAGTAAGGGTAAAACGAATGCAGATACGTTGGCTGAAATCTACTACATTAAATGTAAAAAAGAGTTGGGGTCATTATTTCCGTTCCGCACCGACTATAGTGATGGAGATAGCGATAAAGAGGCTAATTTTTATATACTTAAATACACTAATTGTCCAGCGATGTTAATTGAGCATTTGTTTTTTGATAATACAGAAGATGTAAAGCATTTGCTTAGACCACTAATCATAGACTGTTTTGCTCACGCCCAGGCTGATACTATCATTCATTATCTTCAATTAACGAGATAAGTTTTTCTATGTACCCACAAGCATCCATCAATTCTTCTTGTAAGTGTATCAACCATTCCTTAGTAGACAAATCATCTCTATCAAGTGTAGTTCCGTATTTTTCTATACCTACTTGTGAACGAGAGGCTAATTTATCTATTACTTTTTTAATGATAGAATCTTGAATATGCGACATAAGTTTTTTAGTGTTGATTATGAAGTGTTACAAGAATTATTATACTTTTATACTGAAGAGGGTTATTTTGCTTGGTTTTTTGAGAATTGTAGTCAATATCCGTCTTATCGTTCAGCATATAATGCTATAGAGTCGGAATACTTTATGTGGTTTAAAAAATACAAATTTAAGAATTACGAACAATTTAGAGTGGCGAAGTATCGTTACTTGTACAGAAGATTAAACAAAACCTAATAAATGAAACATGGATCATTATTTAGTGGAATAGGAGGATTTGATTTAGCAGCACATTGGATGGGTTGGGAAAACGTATTCCATTGTGAGATTGAAGAATTTCCACGCAAAGTTTTAAAACATTATTTTCCAAACTCAATTTGTTATGAAGACATCAAGCAGACAGATTTCACTATTCACAGAGGTAAAATCGATATCATCACAGGGGGATTCCCTTGTCAACCATACTCCGCAGCAGGAAAACGAGAAGGAAAGAATGATGAAAGACATTTATGGCCAGAGATGCTTAGATGCATTTCGGAAGTGCAACCACGTTGGGTTGTGGGCGAAAACGTTCTCGGACTTGTTAATTGGTCAGGGGGATTGGTATTCGAGGAGGTGCAATCTGATTTGGAAGCTAAAGGGTACGAAATACAACCGTATATACTTCCAGCTGTATCCAAAAACGCTCCGCACAGAAGAGATAGAGTCTGGTTTGTTGCCCACCGTAACGACACAAGAATTTGAGTCAGAATGTGAAGTAAATGAAAAAGGACGTAGAGTTATTAGTGATGGTAAAGATAGTAGGAGTTTAAATATTGCAAGACTAGCATCTTTGAATATGCTACCTACTCCAATAGCTGGAGATTGGAAAGGACAATTAAGAAGTGATGGAACTGCTTCTATGTTAAGTGGTAAAGCAAGTTTAGGTTTATTACCCACTCCAATGGCTCAAAGTAGAGAAACTGATATTGAAAAAACTTTAGAAAGAAAAGAAAAGTATGGAGGAATGAAAAGGGCAATGTATTTAGAGAATTATGCTGTTATGGGCATGTTGCCTACGCCTTTAGTAACAGACATAGAAGGAGGAATTGTTTCCAAAGAACAGATAAAAAACAAGAATGGAAGATGGGTTAGGATAAGCAATAATACAGGTACAGAGTTTGGTGCTAAACTAAGGGATGTTGCTCCATTACTTCCAACGCCAGCTGCAAGAGATCATAAAGGAAAAACAAAATCTGGTAAAAGGGTAACAAAAACAGGTAAAATACAAAATTATGGCGATTCTCTTCCAAATATAGTTGATAAATTATTACCTACTCCACAAGCGAGTGAAGGGACAAAGATTGGAGGTACAGAAAATCAAGATAGCTTAACTAAAAGGGCAAGGCAATTTAGTAACAATAGTTCAAAGTTAAACCCACAATTTGTTGCAGAGATGATGGGATTTCCTAACAAGTGGACAGAGAAACCATTTCAAGAAGATACAGAAAATAGTTTTGATGCAGTAGATTTTAATGACTTTCCAACATCGTATCCAATCGTACAAGAAGAGTTCCAACCTAATGGTATGACACATAGTAAATGGCGAAGAGAGTCAATTAAAGAATATGGCAACGCTGTAGTGCCACAAGTAGTATTAGAAATTTTTAAAGCAATAGAAAGTTATGACAAACTCACAAAAAGTTGAAAGGTTTACTAAAAGGTTAGTAGCAACAATATCAGCAGTCACTCCAGTATTTCTTATATTCTGTATTATTGTGCTAGGATTCTTTAACTCTGCATTAGAGATTATTCACTACAAGAAGATAGTGGGTAATTTATCCTGGATTGGAGGATTTGTGTTTGGAGGATTAAGGTTTGCTGCTGGATTAGGTGGAGTTAAAATGATTATGGCTAATTCATACATTAGAGGCTCAATCTTTATTTTAGTCAGTATATTTTCTACAATATGGATTGCAAAGCACACGGAGAGTATTGCAGAGTCTATAGCATTAGTTGAACAATTTGAAAATGCAATCGTATTTGTTCAAACAACGATATGGACTGGATTGGTTGGAGAATTGCTTTTAGCAGTCTATATGTTTAACAAGCCTCTTAATAAGTAAAATGTTACAATCTGTAACACATTGAGTTTATATAATTTGTATATTTGCACTCAATGGGATTATTAGATAGAATTAACATATTTTCTAGAAGTAAGACTAACACGCTTGGCCCAGCAAGAGATTGGCAGTTGTGGAGGTCGTTGTTTTCCAATGCTAATAAGCATAAAGTCAATGTCAATCCAAAGACAAGTTTAGAAGTTCCAGCCTTTTGGAGAGCAGTAGATATTCTTTCTACACAGTTTGCTGCTATAGACTTTATACCCTATCGAATAAATTCAGATGATAAGACAATAGAAGAAGCAAGAACACACCCTTTATACAAATTACTCAAGTATAGACCAAGTCCACACTACGATACATTTACATTCCGAGAAACAATTATGCGTAGGTTGTTGAATGGCTCTCCAAAGACTAGTGCTGGAAATGTATTAGTAGAAATTGTAAGGAATAGTCAAGGATCAGTCCAAGAGTTAAAGATTATAGATGAGAGGTTTCAGATTATTCAAGATGACGAGATGACTTATTACGACTTGGAAACAAGTCAAAGGCTTTTGAGATATGATGAAGTTTTACATTTTAAAGCATGGGGATTTGATGGGATAAATGGCGAGAATCCTTTAGTATATTTAAACAACACTTTTGGAAGAGCCATCTCTGAATTAAGACACGCTGCATCTTATTACGGTAATGGGGCACAAGTAGATTTAGTATTAGAAACAGAATTGCCTTTAAACAACGAACAGAGAAAGATAATAGAGCAGTCCTGGGAACACAAGTATAGTGGACCAGATAGTCAAGGCAAGACTGCATTATTAAGTCATGGAGTTAAAGCGAAGCCATTAGGCAAAGGCGTTAGCGAGTCAGACATTAATTCAAGAAAACTAACTGTAGAGGACATATCAAATATAACTGGTGTTCCACTTCCTTTACTTGCACAAATTGATGGTAGATACAATTTAGAGTTTTTAAATAGGCTATTTGTTCAATACACATTGAGAGGTTGGTGTAAGCGATTTGAGAGTGAAATGAACAGTAAGTTGTTCTCTGATAGAGAACTTGGTAAGATTGAAGTTAGGTTTGATTTGAGTGGCTTAATGCAAGGAGATCTACAAGCACAAGCATCATTCTTTAGAGAGATGTATAACATACGAGTTCTTAATCCTAATGAGATTAGACAACAGTTAGGTAAGAATCCGTATGAAGGTGGAGATAGGTATGGTATGCCATTGGCTTCTAACAGTACTGAAGTTCCTCAACAACCTACTGACAACGTAAATACTGAAGAAGATGCCATATAACGATTATCCACAGTCAGCAGTTAACAATGCTAAAAGAGCATTAAAGCATAAAGAAGAGAATGGATCATCTTGTGGCACTAGAGTTGGTTGGGTAAGAGCATCACAAATTGCTAGGAAAGAAAATCTTTCAGTTGATACGATTAAGAGGGTTTATAGCTTTTTAAGTAGAGCAAAGACATACGACCAAGGCAAATATACTGATGAGAATGGCAAAGAGATTTGTGGCAGTATTATGTATGATGCCTGGGGTGGAGATAGTATGAAAACATGGGCAGAACGAAAGCTGAACAGTTTACCAGAAAACGAAAGAAACATGGAGTTAAATTTAAATACAACATTAAATGAAAGACACATTAAAGATGTGGTTGAAACGGAAGATAGCTACATTATTGAGTTTTCTAAACCGCATGAAGAAAGCGATGGATATGAGGACACGAATGGAGATAATGATCAAGATGTGGTTGGGCAGATAGATGATGCTGGTTATAAAAAGCCTAAACCAATGAGAGAGATTAAGGGTAGTTCTATTCAGCGTTCTGCAATAACTGTAGGAGGCAATAGAAGAGTAAGTGGTTATGGTATAGTGTTTAACTCTGATTCTTTACCACTAGTCATTCATGACAGAAGTAATGGGTTTGTAAAGGTATATGAGAGAATTACAAGGGAGTCGATTCAAGAGGCAGACATGACAGATGTAATTGCAGCCTTTAACCATAACTTTGAGAAATTAATGGGTAGAACGACTTCTAACACTTTACAGTTAAGTATTGATGACAAGGGGGTTTTTTACTCATTTGAAGCACCTCCAACACAAGCTGGAGATGATTTATTAACGCATTTACAAAGAAAAGAAATTAGTGGGAGTAGTTTTACTTTTACTATTGATGCGGAGGAAGGATATGATATAATAGAAAGAGGAGATGGTTCATTGGAAGCTACTCCTAAACGTATAACTAAAATTTATGAAATGGGGCCTGTAATTAATCCAGCCTATCCAATGACAACTGCTGAAAACAGAAGCCAAGGCTTATTTGATGCAGTTACTGGTCATTTGAACAGAAAGGTTGAAGAAGATAATCAATTAAAAGAAAGGAAACAAGATGATGCTGAATTGCTAAAAGCAAAGGCAGAACTTGAATTATTTGTCATAGAAAATTGTTAATAATGAAAAAAAGTGTAGAGTTGCGAGAACTAAAATCGCAAAAAGTAGAAGAGTTGCGTTCACTTATAAATTCAGATAAATTCAATACTGAAGAAGGTAAAACCAACTCTGACAATTTAAAGAGAGAAATCGAAGATTTAAACTCTCAAATTGCTAACGTTGAGTTTGTAGAATCTCAAGAAAAGGTTGAGGTTAAGAAGAACTCTGATGTTAGACGCAATGTAGTTAAGCCTACTGAAGAAGAAAGATTTACAGAGAAGTTCTCTATTTTAAGAGCAATCAATTCTGCTGCTACTGGTAAGGCATTGTCTGGAGCAGAAGCTGAAGCGTATGAAGAAGCACAGAGAGAAGCTAGGTCTTTTGGTCAAGATTTAAGCGGTAACGTTGCAGTACCAGGATTCGTAATGAATAGAACTGCTACTTCTCCATCTCAAAACGTAACAACAAGTGCTGATGGTGGGTATGGCGTGTTTACTGATTTTGCTGGACACATTGCTCCATTAAGACCTCGTCCAGTTGTTGAACAAGCTGGTGCAACAGTTATTAGAGGTGCTACTTCTAATTTAAGATTTACAAAGAACTCAACTGTTAGTGTTGCATGGGAAGGAGGAGAAAATGATGCTAATGCAGAAGCAGTTTCAACTTTTAGTGTTCTTGATTTATCTCCTAACAGATTGGGTGCTTTCACAGACATTTCTAAGCAGTTAATGCTTCAGTCTACTCCAGATGTTGAGGCTATTGTTATGGAAGAGATTAGAAGAGCAATTGAAAATGCGGTTGATAGTGCCGCTATTAATGGTGCTGGAACTGGTGGAGAACCTACTGGTATCTTAAATGATGGAGGGATTGGTGTAGTTGCAATCGGAACTAATGGAGGTGCAGTTACTTTCCAACACGTTGTAGACTTGGAAAAAGAAGTAGCAATCGACAATGCAGATTTTGGTAGATTGGCTTACATCACTAACCCACAAGTTAGAGGCAAGTTAAAGACTACTGAAAAGGCTACTAATACTGCTCAATTCATTTATACTGATAGTGCAGTAGGTGCTGGAGAAATGCCTAGAGGATTAGTTAATGGTTATAACTCAATGATTTCTACTAACGTGCCATCTGACTTGACTAAAGGTACTGGTACTGATTTGTCTGCCATGATTTATGGAGCATTTAATGCTTTATATATTGCACAGTTTGGTGGATTAGACATCGTAATTGATCCTTACACATTATCCAAGAACGCAGTAGTTACTATGGTAGTAAACAGCTGGTGGGATATGGGATTGAGATGGCCATCACACTTTGCTGCGATTAAAGATATTGACTTAACTGCTTAATAGTTAAATATGACAAAGGTTAGATTTTTAAAGAGTCCTACTGGGACACACAAGTTAGCTTATAACGTAGGGGAAGTAGGATTTGTTAATGATGAAGTTGCAAAAGATTTGGTAAACAAGGGCATTGCAACATTAGTACAAGAACAATCTGCTTCAGTTGGATTCTCTGACGATAAGCAAGGAGATACTGTTAAGACTCAATATAAATCTACTAAAAGTCGTAAAACCAATAAGTAATGGCATTTTTTAAAGTAATAAGTGTACCATCTACTGAACCAATCACTTTAAGTGAGGCTAAAAACTATTTAAAAGTAGAAGATAGCTATACAGATGATGATACGCTTATTACTGCCATTATTACTTCTGTTCGGCAATATATAGAAACGTATCTATCGACTGCATTAATTACACAAACAATAGAAGAGAAGTGGGATTACTTTGAAGTTAGAGACTATCAACTTAGACAAAACTTTAATCTTGGAGTTAATCCAGTTCAAAGTGTTACAAGCATTACTTATGTTGATACAGATGGAGATAGTCAGACTTGGAGTGCGAGTGAATACGTTGTAGACACACATAGACCAGTTGCTCGGATTGGATTAAAGAATGGTTATACATGGCCATCAATACAAGATGAGATTAATGCTTTAACAGTAACTTATGTTGCTGGTTATGGAAATAGTGGTTCAAGTGTACCTGGGAACATTCTTCAAGCAATGCGATATTTGATTGCTACATATTATGAGAATAGAACTGATCACTTGGCTACATTACCAACTGCAAGTAGAGTTATATTAGATAATATTAAGTACGGAATGGGAATTGGTTTCTAATGAGGTATCTAAAGAGTGAAAAGATTGGTAACTTAAATCGTAAAGTTAAAATTCAACAAAGAACAATAACAAGAAACTCTTATGGGGAAACTGATTTCATTTTTAGTGACTATATTACCCTATATGCTGAAGCTGATTTCCGTATTACGAGAACGGATGAAAAGCCTCAAGAACAACAGAAAGTAGCTACTACATCTGTTTTTTATAGGATTCGTAGACGTACCGGATTATCAACAGAGATGAGGTTAGTAGATTTGACGATGGCATCCTCACAGAATATATTTAACATAGTAGCTATTAGGGAAGAGAGTAAGGATTACATGATATTAGAGTGCATTAACTATGAGTATTAAGGTTATAGGCATACAAGACTTAAATAGACGTTTGAAGGAAGTAAGTAAATTTATGACTAAAACCGAAAAGCGTAAAGTAACTTTTGGTGCTGCTAAACCACTTGTTAGTGCTGGTCGTAGGATAACTCCGAAACGTGAGCATCCAGATAAACATAGACATCCATTTCAAAATCCAAGATATTACAAAAAGAAGATACAAGCATACTATATACCCGGGAACTTACAAAAGAGTTTTGCTAGAGTAGCACAGAAAAGGTTAAAGCGTACAACAGACACATTTGTGGGTGCTAATTTTGCTAGAATTAAACAGTTAATATATGGAACTACTGTTCCAAGGTCGGATGGATATTATGCTCACATGGCTTTTGGTAAAGACAGTAACTCAAAGAAATATAGAGAGAAAGTAATTATGCCAACAATAGCCAAAGCTGGTAGACAATCATTGAGGGCGATGGAACTTGCTACGGTTAAAGTTTGGGCAAAGGCTAAAACAAGATTAAAGTTTAAGTGATGGAGATAGGGAAGGTATTATATAGTTTATTGAGTGCAGATTCTGCATTAACCACATTGATGGGAACGAATAAAGTATATCCATCGTTTGCTCCAGATAAGACTGAATTTCCCTTTATTGTATATAAGACTAGAAGTTCAGATCCAGTTGTAACAAAGAATGGAATTGCTGATAACGTTTCTTTTATTGCGTATATTAATGTGTATAGTAGAAAATATGATACATTAAGGGATATTACAGATGCGGTAAAGAATGCAATAAACAACTATAGTGGCACAGTTGAAGGTGTTACAGTAAAAAGAATTGGGTATCTTGATGAAGAAGAGTTTTTCGATTTTGACATAGATGTCCATTTTATAGAGTTATCTTATAGAATTAGATTAGAAAATTAAATTAAAAAATTATGCCAAGTACTGGATTTATAGATGGAACATTGCTACGGCTTACTTTAAGTAGCACACAAGGTAGTGAGATAGAAATCTTTCACGCTACTGAATCTTCAATTTCATTTTCTTTAGACGTAACTGATATTACAACAAAAGATAGTGGAAGTGGAGGATGGAGAGAAATCTTCCCTAAAACAAAGTCTGCTTCAATTTCTTTTAGTGGTTTAGTCAGATATGATGAAACTGCATCAGAAGATAATATGAGTGGATTATTGGGTTACTTTAATGGAAGAACACAGATTTATTGGGTAATGGCTACTTCTACTAGCGGAGATGTACAATTAAGCGGTAGTGGTTATATTACTGCATTAAGTCAAACTGCTACTGCTGATACTGAAGTTGCTTTTGATGGAACAATTGAAGTAAGTGGTGCAGTAACTGTAGGAACTGTAGTTTAATTAAAATAAAAGACAAATGTACAAAGAACTAAAAATACCTGGAAGAACTCTCTATGTATCATTCAATTTGCGAGTTGTTTTACAATTTCAAAAAGAGTTTACTAAAGAGGGTTCTTCCAATATTGATATTGAAAAGTTAATATCTGAAGTTGGGTTAGAGGGGCAAATGAAGTTGTTTTATTTAGGATTAAAGGAGGGACATAGAAAAGCAAAGAAAGATTTTGATATGGAGTTTGATCCTGATTTCTTTGATTTTTTAGATGACTATCCAGAGGCAATAGAACAGATAGCTTCAGCCTTTAATGATAGTGTTCCGCAAGGAGATGGAGAGCAAAAAAAAAGACAGACGAGGGCGAGAAAGAGCCAATAACAGAGGATTGGTTACAAAGAAAATTGCTAGGAGAATTAGGATGGAGTATTGATGACTTTTATGATGCAGACTTTAGAATGGCTACAAATGCTATTATAGGTATGATGAACGCAAGGTTTGAGGATATAAAAAATCAATACGAGATTGCAAGGTATAATGCAGCTTTAAATATTAATGTTCATTTGCCGAAGGGCAAGAGCATTAAGAATCCTAAAGAATTAGGAGAGTTTAGTTGGGAAAAGCCAACATTAAAAAAGAAAAATTTAAGCAAAGAGGAGATTTCGTCACTCATGAAGAAAATGGACTCTCCAAAAATTGTTAAAAAAGAAAAGCTAGATGGCAGGGAACTTTCGAGATTTACTAATACGACTAGGACTTGATGACAAACAGTTTGTTGCCAAGTTCAATAAAGTTGAACGCCAATTAGTTAGTTTTAGCAATAATGCTCGTGATTTAGGTAAAACTTTATCTACTAACTTAACACTTCCATTAGGACTTGCTGCTGGAGCAGCAGTTAAGACATTTGCAGATTTTGATAGACTAGAGAAGGGTTTAGACGTTTTTGCAGACACATCTACATCTGGAGCAGAAGAATTAGAGAAGTTATTAGATGTTGTTAGAGATGCAAGAACTACTTTAGATTTAAAGAGTGCTGCTTCTGCCTCATTACAATTACAAGCGGTTGGTATTAGTGCTGATAGAGCAAGAGAAACTATTAAACAGTTAGGTATTGCTGCTACTGTTAGTGGATCTCAAGCGGAGGATATTGGGGAAATAACAAGACAGTTTGCCCAGGCATTATCTGTTGGTAGAGTATTGGAGCAAGATTTAAGGATTATTAAGTCAAGGATTCCAGCGATTGGTAAAGTATTACAAGAAGAATTTGGTACAGTTACTGCTGAAGGTTTAAGAGAGGCTAATATTAGTGCAGATGAATTTGTAGATAGACTTACTAGAGCAATTGCTTCTAATGAACAGTTCCAAAACGTACAAATATCATTAGCAAAAGCTATTGAAACTTTTGGGATTAATACACAAATTGCTGCAAGTAAATTAGGTCAATTAATATCAGAAACACTTGACTTACCTAATTTATTAAGCAATATTACAAATCAAATAGATAGATTAACTAACTTCTTTACATCATTAAGTGAGCAACAGAGAAAGTCTATAGTTAATTTTGGATTGATATTAGCATCTATTGGGCCAGTAGTTTATATAGTAGGATCACTTGCTAATGCCATTAGAGTATTGTATAGATCAATGATTACTTTAGGGTTAACTTCTTTGAATGTAGTTAAGTATTTTAACACATTAGGTAGAGCATTTGTAATATTAACAGCTACAACAACTACTGCTACAAGAAGCATGATTGCCTTTAATATAATAGTTGGAAAATTACTTTTGCCACTTATTGCAGTTGCTGGAGCAGTTACATTAGGCAAAGCTGCGTATGATAATTTTAAGAATAGTGTTGCTAAAGCAAATAGAGCATTAGATACAATTAATAGGGCAAATGTAGAAAGTAAAGAAAAAGTAGAAGAGGCTAGAAAAGAGATTGCACAATATATATCAATACTAGAAAATAATAAAAAGTCAATATTTAGAGCAGATAGTGCTTTAAAATCATTAAATGAGGCTACAAACAATCAATTTAAAAGTGTTAAGATATTAGGAGATGAGGTTATTGGATTAAAGGAAGCACAAGATGCTTATTTTAAATCAATAGAGGATGCGGAGAAATTAAGAATATTAAGAGAAGAACAACAAAAGCTAAAAAAAGAAATAACTGAAACCATAGATGCAATGTATTATGGTACTAAAACTACCGAAAACTTTAAAACTGGTTTACAGTTTGGTGCATTTGCTGGTTCTCAATTTACCTCATCTTTACAAGATTTAGGAGGTAAAACAGAAAATGACCTAAAGATATTAGAAAAGAATTTAGCCAAAATAAATAATGAAATAAATAAACTTGGCAAACAAGAAGCTATTACTCTTTTTCAAAATCAAATTGATGAACTTGTTTTTTCTGTAGAAGAGTTATTTACTAATTTAGACAAGTCTTTAACTGGTCAAGTAGAGTTAGGTAAGATATTAGGTACTGATGAGATAGATATAGTAAAAAATCAAATTAAAGATGTAGAGAAAGCCATAACAGATGCTTTTGCAAATGAAGAGTTAAAGAATCAAACTAATGTAATACAAACTTTACAAGGAGAGTTAGAAGTATTAAGACAAAAGTTAGTTGCATTAGAATCTACACAAAAAGTCAGAGAAGTATTTAAAGGGTTAAATGAAGAATTAGCTTTATTAGAGAAAAGGAAAACAATATTAGGAGAGGATAGTGTAGAAAATATTAAAAAACAAATAGAGGCAGTTGGAAGTACTTTAGAAAAGGCATTAGAAATTGGTGCAGCAGAAAGCGATATTAATAAATTAAAACAACAGTTAAGTGATCTAAGGGATGATTTAAAACCATTATATCTTAAAGACCCTACAGTAATAGACAATCTACTTGTTTCATTTAACAACCTTAAAAAACCAACACTTGAAGTAGTAAGTAATGCTAATAAGTTAGACTTTGAGTATAAAAACGTAAATGGCACATTAGTAAAAGTTGCAAGAGGATCAAAAGAAGTCGCTGACTTAACTGCAAAAGCACAAGAATCTGCAAAAGAAACAGAGGAATCATTTACTAGATGGTATAATGGACTAAACAAAGTAAACCAGTTTTTAGTAAGTAATATTGATGCAATAAAAAGATTTGCTGGTAGTATTTCAAGTGGATTAGTAGATACAATAAGTGAAGCGTTTACGTTAAGAGCAGAGGCAAAACAAGAGTTAGTAGATGCAACAGAGAAGTTAAGGGCATTAAGAGCAAGTGGAGAGGCAAGTGCAAGTGAGATACAGAATGTACAAGACAGAATAATTGAGTTAAATCAAACAATTCAAGAAAATGACTTTTTTAGTGCTATAGGGCAGTCGATAAAGAAGTTAGTAATAGAGATTGGTAAAGCAATTGCTAAAGCATTAATTTTTGCTGGTTTACTTACTTTAATTGGAACTATATTTCCAGTATTTGGAGCAAGTATTGGAGTAGGAACAAAGGGTAATTTCTTTAAATTATTTAGAGAAGGTTTACCTTTTGCTAATGGTGGTTTAGTATATGGCCCAGTTAATGCTTTGATTGGAGAAGGACAAGGTACAAATAGAAGAAACCCAGAGGTTGTTGCTCCATTGGATAAGTTAAAAGGAATATTAGCAGAGAGTGGAGGAGGAAACATGGTATTAACTAGTAGATTAAGTGGATCGGATTTATTATTGTCTGTAGAACGTGCAAAAAGAAATAGAGATAGATAATGCCAGTAAAATTTAACAGTACATTCTATAGTGACAAAGGAGCAGAATATATAATAGAGATTCATCAATCTACTTTTGTTGGCACTCCTACTGAATTTACTTGTCAAGGCATTGATATAAAATACGATGTGGGAGGAGATGAGGACAATAGATTTAATACTATAATTAGTAGTGAGGCATCTATAAGTATGCTAATTAACAATTCTACTTTAAATACTTTTGTAGAGGATTTGGTTAGCAGTTATGATGACACCTATTTTTTATATGTAAGAACGAATCAATTAAATTCAGAAACTACTTATAAATGGGTTGGTTATGTTTTAGTAGATTTAGTTACTATTGAAGATATAAAGTTAGATGTAGGTTACACTTTTGTTTTAAGAGCAAAAGATGGATTGAATACATTAAAAACAATTGACTATAATAATGATGGTGTTCCATATACTGGCAAAGCTACTATATTTACTCATCTATATAATGTATTTTTAAAATTAGGAAGCGTAATTTATGCTTATACAAGTTTTACTGATCCTTTATTTAGTGCGGTTATTAATTGGCACTCACAAGAATACACTTACTCCTCCACAAACACAGTATTAACTAAAGCAAGGATTCCACATAGAGCATTTTATCACGTTGATACAAAGGGTAATTACGTTTACAAAAATTGCTATGAGGTTTTAGATGAGATATGTAAAGCATTTGGTTGTAGAGTTGTTGCATCGTCTACTGGTTATTACATTACTCAAATAAACGAATACTTAAATGCAAATAATGTTTATGAGTATAATTATGTTGTTTTAGGTTCTTTAAGTGGTGGCAGTAAAGACTACAGTATTGACCATGACCAAACAGACATAATAAATACAGAAGTATATAGAGAGGGTGGTAGTGTATTTGAGTTCTTTAGTCCATTACAATATTCAAGAGTAGAGTATGAACATATAGCAACAAGAAATTTATTGAGTGGTGCGTATTGGGATTATAATTTTGAGGGAACTTATGACATAGAAGATATTGCTAGTAATAATTTAGATTCTATAATTCAATTTGATTTTACACTTGCTTATTATACTGCATTTACGCAAACAGTAGCTACTACAGTTTGGAATAGGCATTATGTTATATATAGAATACAGATTGCATTAGAAGATTCCTTTGGAAATACGCATTATTATCAAAACGATTTTACATGGCAACGGAGTAAAGTAAAAGAAGATGGGTTAAGGAATCAAAGATGGAGTACAACTGAAGGGTATTATTACATATATCAATTAGTAGAGGATCCAAGTCAACCAGAAAGAATAGAAAATATTCAATTAATAATACCTAATGTACCAGTTGATGGGGATATGACTGTAAAGTTTGAATTTTACAGAGTTTATATAGAAAATTATATCGACCCAGCAGCTGCTATATTACAAGGTGGTTCAGTTCCTGTTCTTGAAGATTATTACACAGTAACGTATCAAGTTGCAAACACTTTTATGCAATACATTCATACTGGTTTCTTTACTGACCAAAACGATATTATTAGATTCCAGGCTGACAATGACAACAAAGCATATAAAACTTATGATGTTACTACAATAATAGGAGATGGCCCTAATTTAAACAGTCCTGGGCATTTAGAGGTTAAGAATGATTCTGATGAATGGGTAATTACAGAGAATGGATGGAAGGTTGGTAATAATGGAGATGCAAAGAATATTAGTCAATTATTGTGTAATGAATTAATAAAGGGTCAGTTAAAGCCAGTCCGTAAGTTTATGGAAACTACATTTGTTATGACTAATCCAGATACAAGATTTCTTCAGCCACATTACGCAATTAATTATAATGGTAATTATTGGGTGTTTCATGGAGGTAGATATAATTTAGCAGATGATAGTGTAACTGGTGTATGGTATCAAATTAAAGAGGACGAATAATGAGTTTTACAGAAAAATCACTAGTTTATTTGTCTAAAGAATATCGTATCGTTCCAAGTTATGGGGCAATAGGATCAAGTGCATCTGCTGGTGGTGCGGTTGTTACTGATAATGAAGTAGTACAAACACCTCAATCGCCTGGCTTTATATACCAAGAAGTATTTATTGCTGATGGTGTAAATAAGTCATATACAGTAACAGAGAATGGAGGTCAGTTATCAGAAGTAAGTACAGATATTAATGTATACAGAAATGGTTTGTTGTTAAACGATACATACATTTCTTCGTTTGATTCAGTAAATGGAACATTTGAGTTGACATTTATTCCAGATTTAGATGACAGAATTAGTGTAGTTTGGTTTGTTAAAAACACTACAGTTGAGGGTAATATTTTCCAAGAGGTATTTACTGCCAATGGTTCTACTGCTACATTTACTGTTACAAAGAATGGAGGATTAATACCTACACGAAAGCAAGAGTTGTTTATATATATAAATGGTATCTTTTTAGATTATGAAAAAGTAACTACATATAGTCCAAGTTTAGGTCAGTTTACGTTAAACTTTACACCAGGTAGTGATGACACATTAGCAGCAGTTTGGTTTGTAGATATTCCACAAAATGTAAAGATTATTCAAGAACAGTTTATTGCTGATGGAACACAAACTACTTTTACTGTTACAAAGAATGGAGGAGAGTTAGCAAAAACAAAAGATGCTATTTTATTAATGAGAAATGGTCAACATATTAATAATGACTATATAACTGGTATAAATACAAGTAGTGGAACAATTACTTTAACGTTTCCTCCAGATAGTGGAGATGATATTACTTTAATTTGGTTTGTTGAAGAAATAGTTACTCCTACAAATAGCAATGCATTTGCTATGTTTCAAGAAGAATTTACTGCGGATGGTATTAGCCCAACATTTACAGTTACACAAAATGAAGGCAAATTACCAGAATCGTTATCTAGTATTATGATATATAGAAATGGTCAGTACATATCTAATAGTTTTATTAGTTCGCATGATTATATTAGTGGAAGTATAACTTTTGGGTTTATTCCAAGAAGTGGAGAAAAAATAACAATAGTATGGGTATTAAGCAATTTATAGTAGTATTTAGTTTTTTAATTCCGATTACGATTAGTTGTCAGAATTATCCGAGATTTGAATTATATCAATTAAAGCAAGGCACAGATAGTGGCCAGTTTATCGTAACCGGGTTAGATTCGAATTTGGCGTTTAATAATATATTGCGATTCCGGTCTGCTGACAGTACTTTCTTGATTGGTACGGATACGGTTGCGGTTAAATCTGATATTGCTTCTAGTTTAATATTGTATGTA